TAGTCTTAGTTACCGAACGAACCCGGCAGCGGTTTTCGAGGTCATCGCGTAAAAGTGTCACATGCTGGCAACTAACGGTCACTCAACCCGGTTATATTCGCGTCATGACTAATAAGTTCGACACGTCTTTTGCGCCTTACGAGATACCGCGATCGATTGTTGCCGGTGATTATGTCTCGTGGAAAAATTCCAGTTACATCACCGACTATCCGACCGCAAGCTATACGCTGCGATTTAATTTCCGGCGAGAGGGTGATCCGGCGCGCGAATTCGTTGTCGACTCGTCGGTCGACAACGATGAATTTTTGTTCGAGATCACTGGCGCAATCACCGGGGCTGATGATTTCGAGCCGGGGCTTTATTTTTGGGATTTATATGTAATCCAGATAAGCGACTCGAAACGCGTAACTCTCGATACGGGCGTCCTCGGCGTTTTGCGCGACAAAGCCGACGACTCGACCGATCCGCGATCGCATCCTCGCAAGATGCTAGCCCACGTGAATCGAGCATTGCTACATCGCGCGGAAAACAATCAACTTGACACGACCGACTATTCGTTCGGAACAGAGTCGGCCGCTAGCCGCGACATAATGTCGCTTTACAAGCAGCGCGACTACTGGCGCGAACAACTCAGGCAGGCGAATAACCGATGGCGGGCTATGCGCGGTTTGCCGCATTCGGGAACCGTAAGGGTCAGAATTTAATGGCGCTTTTTAAAAATCCATTCAAGAAAAAAGAACTTGACGCCGTCAAAAAAATCGCAGATAGCGAACGCGCAGAACTCCCTCGAGCGCGACGCGAACCTGTTCTTTTTCAGCGCGATTTTAAATCGGGATTGATCGATAACTTAACTTATAGTTTTAGCGGATCACAAACCCCGATTAATGAACAATTACGTCATCAACTCGTTACAATGCGGGCGCGAGCGCGCGACGTTGTTCAAAATAACGACTATGGTCGTCGATTTGTCCAGATGGTTAAACAGAATGTCGTCGGGCAAGGGATCAAATTGCAAGCGCGAACGCGTCGAGACGCGAACCGTCTCGACGTGATCGACAATACTCTAATCGAACGCGCATGGCGTGATTGGGGAAAGCCGAGCAATTGTTCGGTCGATCGAAAATTGTCTTTCAACGATATCGAGAAACTAGTGATCGGAACCGTCGCGACCGACGGCGAGGTTTTGATCCACATGGTTACAACCCCGGGTCGCGATTACGGTCTGCGGTTGCGGGTGCTGCCCGCCGAATATCTTGATGAAAACTATAACGATGAACTTGCGAACGGGAATACTGTCGTTATGGGCATCGAATTTTCCCCCCTGGGCGAAGTGGTTCAATACCATTTGCGAAAGCGCAAAATCAAGTCGTGGGTTAACGTCTATCCCGAGCGGGATTATATTGCTATTCCGGCGGACGACATCATTCATCTTTTTATTACCGATCAGCCGGAACAGGCGCGGGGTATTCCGTGGCTGAACACTGCGATTCGGCGTTTGCACATGATTGGGAAATACGAGGAAGCGGAACTAGTCGCGGCTTTTGCAGGTGCGGCGAAAATGGGTTTTTATAAACCCGGCGCTGGTCAGACGATTTCGCCGACCGAGATTGTCGACGGTAATGAGATCGACGAATTCGACGAGGGAGAACACGATCAAAAGCTGGAAGCCGGAACGATCGAAACTCTGCCCGCCGGAACCGATTTCGTAGGCTTCGATCCGACGCATCCGACGACCGCGTTCGATGGATTCATGCGCGCGGTTTTGCGGGGTGCTGCGGCTGGACTTGACGTCGCTTACTCCGGGTTATCGAACGATCTTGAAAACGTAAACTTTTCGAGTATTCGCGCCGGGGTACTTGCCGAGCGCGACGCGTGGCGCTCGCTGCAAGAGTGGCTCAAAATGCACATGCATGGGCGCATTTATGATCGTTGGCTACCCTCGGCAATTTTAAATGGTCGCTTGCCGTTGCCTATGAAAAAGGTCGATTCGAAATTTCAGGAAATTGTTTGGCAGGGTCGCGGCTGGCCGTGGGTAGATCCGAAAAAGGACGCCGAGGCAAATCGGATAAATCTCGGGATGGGTGTCGAGACGCGTCGCGAGATTCTCGCGGCGCAAGGCCGCGATTATGACGACACGTTGACCCAGCTCGCCTATGAACAACAGCAAGCCGAGGCTCTGGGCGTCAATATCACCGACTTCGAACAAAGCGCCGAAATGGAGGCTCCCGACGATGACCAGTAAAAGCGAAATCGTACAAACTGATCTGATTTATCGCGACTTAGCGGTCGCCCTGGTAAACGACGAAGTCGGCGGAGACGTGACATCGCGCGCAGCGGTCGACGTCAAAAATAGAACCGTGAAAGTTCGGTTTTCCAGCGAATACCCGGTCGATCGAATGCATCCCGCGTTTGGTTATCATCGGGTGAAAGAGATTCTCGACCATTCACCCGGCGCGGCCGACCTTGGCAGGTTGAACGACGGCGGACCGGTCCTGATCGATCACGACCAGCGACAACACGTCGGCGTCGTGGAACATGCCTCAATTGACAGCGACCGCGTAGGCCGCGCCGTGCTTAGGTTTGGTAAATCGAAGCGCGCAAAAGAGGCATTCAATGACGTGGTTGACGGCATCCGTCGAACACTATCGTTCGGCTATCGCGTGAAAGAATTCGTGATTGACAAGGCGAATAAAACTGTCACCGCGACGAAATGGGAACCGTTCGAAATCACGTTGCAAGCAGTACCAGCGGACCCGACGGCGCAAGTCGGTCGAGGTTCCGATCTACAATTCGAAACCGAGGTTAAAATCATGTCAGAAGATCAAAACAAAACGCACGACGATCAGCAACGCGCGATCGACGACGCGGTGGGCGCGGCGACGCGTCTCGAACTCGATCGAATGGATAACATCCGCTCGATTGGCGAAAAATACGAATGCGACGATCTCGCGAAACGCGCGATCGGCGAAAAAACCAGCGTCGAGGATTTTACGAAAATCGTTCTCGACGAGATCGCAAAGCGTCAGGCGCAAACCGGCCCGGTAACCCAGCTTGGTTTATCCGAAAAAGAGGTTAAGGGGTATAGCCTGATGCGCGCATTGAACGCGGCTTATTCGAACGATTGGTCGAAAGCCGGTCTCGAAGCCGAATGCAGTCGAACGATCGAAGATGAAATCGATCGGCAGGCGCGCGGCTTTTTCATTCCGTGGGAGATCCAAACGCGTGTGATGACAGTCGGCACAGCAACTGCTGGCGGTCATCTCAAGGGAACCGATCATCTCGCGGGGTCGTTTATTGACGTTCTGCGATCTCGCACTCTGATGGGTCAACTCGGTGCGAACTTCCTGACCGGGCTGGTCGGCGACGTCGAGATTCCGCGCCTCGATACCGGGGTTACTTGGTACTACCTCGGCGAAGACGTCGACGGGACTCTAAGTGATGCCGTACTCGGGCAGGTAACGCTCGCGCCGACGACCGTTTCGGGTCAGGTGCCGATTTCACGGCGGTTGCTGAAACAATCAAGCCCAAGCGTCGAGCAGATGCTTTTAAACGATCTCGCAAGGGGTGCGGCTCAAGTCGTCGATCTGGCCGCTTTCGAGGGTTCGGGCGCGGCGAATCAGCCGACCGGCGTAATGAATCAAAGCGGAATCGGGACAGTCTCCATCGCGTCGTTCGCGACGACCGGCAACCTGACTCACGCCGAGGCGGTCGAGTTTGAAACCGATGTCGCGACGGCGAACGCGGACCTCGGAACGTTGGCTTACGTCACGACTGCGGCGATTCGAGGCGCGGGCAAAACGACCGCGATCGACGCCGGGTCTGGTATCATGCTGATTCAGGATAACGAGATGAACGGTTATCCGGTCTACGTGAAAACCAATCTCGCCGCCAAAACGACTTTGTTCGGCAATTTCGAGGACGTCATTATCGGAATGTGGGGCGTCCTCGATGTCGAGCCTGACAAGGCCGCGAAAGCTGCCGCCGGTGGGCTGGTTATCCGCGCATTTCAGGATTTCGACGTCGCGATACGTCACGCCGGGTCGTTCTCGAAAGGAACCGCGTAACCATTGACGAAAGTAACCCGGTTCCGGTCGGGTTACTTTCAAAATTAAATCGGAGAACTTTTACTATGCAAACCAAAAAAAACCCATCACATGTCGCGATTCGCCTTGTTCGGGGCGCGCAATTTCTCGGCAATACATACAAGGCCGGGACGCTGCTTTGCCTGAACATCAACGACGCTGCGATCGCAGTTTCTACAAACCGGGGCGAGCTGATCGAAGATTATGATCTTCCAAAAGATGCGAACCCCGGCGTTATCGAAGCTGCCCCAAAACCGGCGAAATAATATCACCTGGTTAGATGGTTATTGAAACCCCGACAGACTTGAAATCGCTCGTCGACGAGTTTGATTTCGGAACGATTGTCGACCTCGGGTCGGGCGTCGAGGTCGTCGGGGTTTTCAATCGTGATTTCGATCAAACACTCGACGTGAACGGCCGACGAACAACGTTTCGTGTCGTCTCTGCCGATGCCGATTTGATCTCGATCGATCAAACTATCACGATTGGCTTGGCTGACTACATCGTTCGAGCGAAAGAACGCGGCGAGCGGACTACCGTTCTCATTCTGGAAACGACATGACGCATCGCGCAGAAACTGTCCTCGATGCACTGACGACCGAACTCAGCGGTTTAACGACAACAGGAACGCGCGTCGCTCGCGGCCGGGTCTGGCCGCGCGAGGATTATCCGGCGCTATCGATTTACAAGGGGGCCGACGTCGCCAGCGACGACGAAGACGTTATCGACACGATCGTTCGGGAATTGACGTTTAACGTCGTTATTCAGGTTAAGCAGACGGGCAACCCCGAAACCCATTTAAACGCGATCGCCGCCGAGGTATTCGCGGCGCTCGCGGCGAATCCGACTCTCGGCGTCGATTGGATTTTCGACGTCGAGTTCGTCGAAGACGAGGAACCCGAGATCGAAGACGCGCAAGATATGCCCGTCGCCAGCATGGTTACGATCTGGAAAGTTTTTTACGAGCATTCGGAAACGAACGCCGAGGCTTGATCATGATTAAAATGAAACACGAAAATTCGGCCCTGGAAATCCTAGTTAGTCGGTCTCAGATCGGTAACGCGGAGCGGCGGGGCTGGCGCATTGTAAAGCCCGACGAAATTCGGGAATCTGAAACCAATACGGAGATAACCAAAAATGGCAAAAGTAAGAGGAACCGACGGGATCGTTAAGGTCGGCGGCAATACCGTCGCGAGCGTTGTCCGGTTCGAGCTGACTCAATCGATGGAACCGATCGAGAACACGGACCTCGGAACCGATGCAAAAGACTACGCATCAGGCGATACCGAATGGAACGCGAGCGTCGACTGCCGATGGGATAAGGCAGACACGACGGGACAAGGCGCTATGACGATCGGTGCGGAAGTTACCGTTACATTGCAACCAGAAGGCGACACGACCGGCGACGAAACGCGCAGCGGCTCGGCGCTGGTTGTAGGCATCAGCGGGGTAAATGAAAAGGGTTCTATGGTCACGCAAAACTTTACTCTACAGGGTAAAGGCGATTTGACTATCGGGGCCGTCGCATAATGCACGACATTGCAGCGATCGGATTGCGGTCATTTCACGACGCATTGACCGGCGAACTGACCGACTATTGCGACGTTAGCGAGTGGCTCGACGACGACGGAAAACCGTGTCGAATATTCTGGCGACCGATCAACGGGGTCGATCAAAAGTATATCGAGGGCTTTAAAACGCAAGTCGAGCGTTTTTGTGCAATGGTAAAAATCCGCGCGCTAGATGCCCGCGGAAAAAAGATTTTCGCGGATACGCCGATCGAGTCGATGATGCACGATTATGATATCGTCACGATTAAAACGATCGCCTACCTGATGTGCGTTAGCGATCCGGCGGGCGACGACATCGAAGACGACATCGAGGCGACTGCAAAGGAATAGAATCGGATGCGTTGCTTTTCATGGCTTACGATTACGGAACCGCAATCGGTCGCAGCGCATCCGAGACACTCAAACTTGCAAAGTGGGAAATGGTCGGATATTACGGATACTTGAGAGCGAAAGCCAGAATGAATGACGATGGCTAGAACGACGCACGAAACCCGGTTTTTATTGACCGCGAGAGATTTGACAAAACGCGCATTCGTCGGCGCAAAAACGAATCTGAGCGGCATTAAAAGGTCGGTTACTGGTTTGCATGGTTCCCTGGTTGCGCTGGCCGGGGTCGCTGGTTTCGGTTTGTTGACGCGAAAACTGATCGACGTCAATGCGGAATTCCAAACGATTAAATCGAGCCTAAAAACTGTCACCGGCAGCGCGGAAGCGGCATCGTTGGCATTCGACAAGATCGAGCGATTCGCGACGACGACGCCGTTCGATTTACAGCAGGTCACGCAAGCCTTTATCAAGCTAAAAGCATTCGGACTCGATCCAAGTGAGCAAGCATTATCAGCGTACGGAAACACTGCGTCGGGGATGGGTAAATCTCTCGATCAGATGATCGAAGCGGTCGCCGACGCGACGACGGGCGAATTCGAGCGTCTAAAAGAATTCGGCATTCGTGCATCGAAACAAGGCGATCAGGTTGCGTTCACATTTCAGGGCATCACGAAAACGGTTCAATTCAACGCGCGGGCGATAGAGGGCTATTTGCAGGACATTGGAAAGGTCAATTTCGGCGGCGCAATGTCCGATCAGATGCAAAACTTGACTCCGGCGTTTTCCAATTTCAACGCGGCGATAGCTGGTCTCGCCGTCGAGGTCGGCGAGGCTGGATTGAATGACACTATTGCGGACCTAACGAACAAAACGACCGCATGGGTAGAGTCGCTCGATCCCGATATGATCGCTATGTTCACGACGCAAGCGATCGGTTATTTCGAAGATCTGGTCGAGACGATAGATTTCGTTACCGATAGCATCGGCAGAACGATGCAGATGTTCGAGGGTGCGTTACCCGGAGCCGGGGATATTCCGGCGGGTAGTCCGCGTTACCAGCTCGGCGACTTCAACCGCGCTCAGGGGCCGCAATCTTTCGAGGAGTGGGCGGAAGCGATACGGGACAATACTCGGGTTATACAAGATCAAAATAACGGCGCAAGGGCGGGCTGATGGCGGCGAAAATAGATATAAAGAAAAGCGCGCGAATTCGGCTCGACAAAAACGGATATCGCGCCGAGCGCGTCGCGATCGTGACGGGCGTCACCGGAACGGCCGCGCAAGTTTTATACAACGCGATTAACGATTCCTCACTGCCGGACATCGGAGACGCGCACCCTGACGTCGCTGAAATCACATTGAACGATATTACATGCGATCCACTAGGAGGCGGGGCTTTCCGGGTCGTGATGTCGTATTACAAGGATTCGGGGGCGACGACGTCGTCGAGTAGTGCGGAAGCTCGACTAGTCTCGGGCCTTTCGGTCGAGGAAACGCACGAAGATATAAACGGCGTCCCGATGGATACCCGCTACAGCATTATAGGGAATTCATTCGTGTCGCAGCGTTTCACTGCCGAGGTTGAGCGGCCGCGCGTTTCGATTCAATTCGAATACACGGCGACTGGTTTCCCGACTTCTGATATTGCGAAGTATCTCGGCAAAATTAATTCTGTTACGTGGAACGGATACCCCCCTGGTACGGTCTTGTGCAGCTCTATCGATGTCGACCAAAACGGAACAAATTTCCGCGTGACTTATTCATTCACCTACCGGCCCGAGGGTTGGCAGTTTATAGCTAAAGTTCAATACCCGCCGTGGGACCTTGTTGGAACAACGGACGAAAATCTCGACATCGAAACCGGTTTGAGAGAGTATGACGTTTATCGGACAGTTGATTTCACGCCATTGGGGTTTGCTCTGACTGCGATAAGTTATCCACTAGTAGCCAATCAAGGCGTTTTCTCGATCACCGGATTCGATGCGGCGCTTACGGTCGCCTAATGAAAAAAGTTCACAACACGCGAGTAATCCGGCCGATTCGAAAAGGCGAATTAATCACGGCGCAATATTTAACCCGGATATCGGCCGCGATTAATGCAAATACAAGATTTCTGTCAGGGCCAAAACAACAAAACGCGCTTGACGAAACCGAGGACGCGAACACAAACTCGGGTGACTTCAATTTCACCGAGACGAATCGAACTTCGTCGGCTGTCACTGTTACCGACTCAAACGGAGATACGCATTCGATCGAGCAAATCGACTCGGTTACCCTGACTAACTCGTCGGGTCAGACGCTAACACTGACTTTTAATAACCCGCAATAATGGCGACATCGCTCGGGCCGTTTAAGTTCATAGAGCCAGCCGCCGGATTCAAAGCGGTATTAGTCCCCGAAAATTTTACGGCATCATGCGGCGTTAATATGATCGGTGCCGGGTTTTCGGTCGATTGGGGTGACGGTAACCCGATCGTATATGCTTCGAACGATGCGCCGAGCGTCGTTCCGACAGGAAATATCACGGTAACCTCGGAATTTGCTACTTATTTCCGCGCGTTAACTAATACCTATACAGGCGTTACGATTACGGGCGGCGGGCAATTAACTGCCGGGGGTAGTATGCTCGACGGGTTAGCAAAGGTTACGTCGCTAGCGATCGATAGCCTTGCGAATATAACAGCGTTCAATAATACTTTTAGGGGCATGAGCGGCTTGACATCGTTCCCGATCATCGACATCAGCTCGGCGACTCGGGTAGATGGTACTTGGCAAAACTGCACCGGCCTGACATCGTTCCCGAATTATGTTTTCCCGGCAACTTGCACAAATTTTAGTCGCACATGGCAAAGTTGTACCGGACTGACGTCGTTCCCGAACTTGAATCTCGCAAGCGGAACGCTATTTATTAATACGTGGCGAAGCTGCACCGGCCTGACAAGTTTCCCGGCTATATCGTTCACTTCTGCGATAACGATTTCGGGAACTTGGGCGAGCTGTTCGGGGCTGACTAGTTTTTCGGCGATCACGGTTCCGGCGGCGACAAATTTCAGGCAGGCTTGGCAATTATGCACCGGCCTGACGTCGTTCCCATCGTTAACATTTAATACCGGGGTAACGACGTTCGAAGAAACATGGCAACTATGCGGCGGGCTAACATCGTTCCCGGCGCTTGATATGCATGGCGCGAGCTGTCTCGAAACGTGGGATCGCTGCGATGGGATCACAGCGTTCCCGGCGGTTGATTTGTCGGGCGTCACAAATTTGCAATTGGCATTTAGTCAATGTGCGTTTACCAGTTTCGCGCCGACAAATATGGGTTCATGCACTAATTTTATCGGCACCTTTCAATTAAATACCTCATTGTCGTCGCTTGGAAATTTGGCGACGGAATCGGGAACGCAATTCGGATCAATGTTTAACGGGTGCAGCGGTCTAACCAGCATCGGGGCCATTGACACGACCGCGACGCTTGCCGCATCGGCCAATATGTTTAACGGAACGTCGTCACTGACATCGCCCGACGCGGCGACGCAGATATTGATCGCGAGCGCGAGCGGTTACGATTTTAATTAATAGTGATGCAAAAAAAAACCCGGCCGGCGCCGGGTTAATGTGAGTAGGAATTTCGTTTAATTTATCATTCCTTTCGACTTTAACTTATCCTCTAGGCTCGGGATCTCATCACGAGAATGCAGCTTGTCCTCTAGGCTCGCGATCTGATCGCGAAACGCAAGCATGTTGTCAAGGCAATCGTTTATAGTCGCCGTGGCACCCTCGAGGCTTGCCGCCATGTCATGCATTTTGCACTCGATGCGAGTCAACCGGCGGCGGTCGAACGGGAGAAACGAAACTTCGTTCGCGATATTAAATCCGCTTTCGTCGTCTTCGTCGTTTACCTGGTTGCCGGT